ATGTGGTGGTGAAAGGATGAGCAAGGTTCCCTACCTTCTTTTGCAACATCTCAAAGAACACATCCCCTTGATTATTGATCTCGACAAAGGTCCCGCAGTTGTATTGCCTTATCACCTTTGCCACCTTATCAATTATATTCGACCAGTCATCATGCCTCCATCTCTCCACATGACAGATGGCACCATTGCGATCTCCGATAGTGAGCACCGTATAGTCATCAGCCCTACCGATGTCAAGCCCTGCATACAGTTTCCCGGAAGGGGATGCCTTGCCGATGCACTCCCTGACATTCTTGAATAGACCACTGGCCCCATCGATGAACTCAGCAAGGTATTCCTGCCTGAAGATATGCTCCGGGACATTTGTGCGGATGCTATCAATCTCACGGGGATCGATCATCGGATTATCATAGGAGCTGAAACGAAAGAACCGGTACCTGTCATCCTGATGCCTGAGAAGGGATAGCTTGTACATCATTCTCTTGCCTTTAGGTGTTGAGATGAATATTACTTTCTTACCTCTTACCAATACCGTAGGCTGAAGCACCTCCTCCCAAGTGTTGGCCTTCATGAAGTCGAACTCATCAAGTACCAGGAAGTCGAATGTGTTACCTCTGATGTTGTCGGGCCTTTCCGCTGAGTAGAATGTGATCTGAGAATCGAATCCTTTGACAATGAGCTCTGAATCATTGTATGTGAAATAGCCACTCTTCTGAGTAGCTTTCTTGAGATCATTGTAAACCTTCTTTGATTGCTTGTAGATAGGAGATACCCATCCGATGTTGCACCCCTTGCTATTTATGGCCCAGTACAGGAGCTGGTTTATGCAGAGCAGGGTCTTACCCCATTGACGGCCTATGCAGAGAACATAATACTTTGCATCCTCTGAATTGATGCTGTTGTGTATCTCCCTCTGCTTGTCATGTGGTTTGTATCCTTTGACGGTGTTATTCATCGAAGTCGAACTTCTCTACTTGCTTTTGTTCAATGTGTTGCTTGTCATGCATCCCGAGTCTGTTCTTTGCATAGAAAATACCCTTCCCTTCGTTGGCAACAATATCCTCCGCAAGTGCCTTGAAATCATCGTCAATGCTTTTTATAGTGTTCGATAAGGGGTGTGTTTCATCCCTCAATGCACCATAGAATTGAGTCCTTTTGAGCATATAGAAATCAGGATGCTTTCTTCTTATCCAATGAAGCAGGAAGTATCTGATAGTTGGGATATGTCGATCCCTTACTTCAACTATCTTCCCGGAACCTGTAGCTACTTCATTGTGATTATTGATACATTCATCACAATACTCCATAGCAATCTCCGTCAATCTGTCAGTATCAATATCTTTAAACGGTCTACCCATATCAAATCAATTTACCAACCTTACCCAGCTCTTTGATCACAGCTGAATTATTATCATAATGGTTCTTTAGCTTGAGCTTAATTACCGTTGCCACCTTATTCTTATTCGATCCTGTAGCATAGATTCTGCTGTTAGGTATTCCGAGTAACTGTGCCTTTGATCTGAGTAATGTTTTATGTGAACGGGCTGAAATGATATACAGCACATGACCTTTATCTCTGAGCTTCAGAGCGAGGTCCATGCCCTTCTTTGTAGTGAGCACCCCATCATAATCGAATGAGATATGCTGAATAGGTTCAAACTGCTCCCACTTATACTGGCATACGGCATACCGCTGCCCTTCATCGGGATAGGTGTCCACGCTCTCCTGATCACCCATACATCTGTCGATCCACTCTTCCTTAGTTTCCGTCCTCCTCGGTGTTGGCATCTTGTCCGAATGTTTGAATGAGATATCTCTTTGTAGCTTTGCCGAAGTCTGTCTTCTCTATCTGTCTTCTGAACTTACGATTACGCTTCATCTCCATGATCAGAGAGTAGCCGATAGTAGCGAAGAACTCCTTACGGGGGTCTTTAGTTTGCTGCTCCATTGAGGATATCGATTAGTGTTTTCTTATTAGCTGTTGCCGGTGCTTCAAGACCTCGCTCCCTGATCTGCTCCCACAGCTCACGCTTAGTGAGATCATTCCACTCGCTGATCTGTACTGTTATCGGTTCCGGTGCTATCTCTTCAGGTGTTGTCAGCTGTAGGTAGTTGTAGACGATATTGACCGCTGAAGGGATGCATCCATTACATCCTTTTGAAAGGGTTAATCCTTTACCCCTTGATAGCTGAGTTACCTCATAGTAAACCACTGACAGATGAGCGAACTCTATTTTATTGAAGTCAACAGCTCTGCGTAGTACTTTCTCTTTAATTGCATTCAGGGATGTCATTCCCTCTTGTGATAGTATCATGATTCGAGTTTATCTATTAGAGTAGCAATAAGGTATGCTGATGCACTTGTAACAGGTTCAAAGGTGAAAATTAATGTGGCCCACCATGTGATACATGGAGCACAGTCGAGTAATTTAACGTATTCAGTCGGAGGTATTCCGATAGCTTTCTTGATGCGAAAGGACATATTCACCTCATGAGTAAGGATGTAAGCAATGAACCATCCTGTGATCATAAGCTCAGGAGTCCATATCAGCATATCTGTGACGTATTTCATCTTCTATAAAGTTAACAATTTTTGAGATAGTTCTACGATTCACTCCTATTCTTTTGCTGACCTTGACAATGTTGGATGTTAATCTCACCTCTTTGTATAGCAGTACTTCAGTATCAAAGCCTTCGATCTCAAGGTCAAGGAGTATCTTATGAAGCAGGAATGAATCATATTTAGCATGATGCTGAATGATCTCTTCCTGATCAGATGGGTCAATGTAATCCGGGATCCTGTAGAGCTTGTTGAAGGAGCTCTTGTTATTGATCCATGCATTGAACATGGACCTGAAGATATAAGCATCCATGTGTTGAATGTTATCGGGGAGCTCGCACAGGATGTGATGGAAGAGATCAGGGCCGAGATCACTAGCAATGCTCTGAGCATAGCCGTAGTATTTAGTGATCTGGTCATGGGTTAGGTTCATCAGCTATTTTCAATGACGAATAACTCCTCTTCGAGTTGCTCTATTGCTTCGAGTTTCTCCTCATGATCCCACTCGGTGAGTGCCTCTTGAGCTTTGATCTCTTCGATGCGATCCTTCAGGATGTCTGCCCTTGTTTTCATGACAGTGAAGATAAGGAAAAAATAACAAAGTACAAGCGACACTTAATGTATCGCCTGTACGAATGTTACCATAGAGTAACTTACCTATGAGTAACTTAAAAATTACATAAGCTCATCAGCATTGATACCATGTTCTTCAAGGAGTTCATTGATCTTATCCCATGCAGGATGATAATCGTAATTCGTATCCTTGAATACCCTCCATCCGTTGTGTGTTAACTCCCAGATGAAAGATGCCATGTCAGATGCTTTTGCTAACTGTATTATCTCTTTAGGGTCTTCTGTTTCAAATGTTGCTTTCATTCTGATTTGTAGGTTTCGTTGTAGTATTGTTCTGCATCTGCGTATGAAGGTGTCATCCATTGAGCAGCATAAATTATCTGCTCTTTCTCCATCTCTTTGGCTTGTTCAAGTATTTTTATTGCTTCACCGCCACCACTTAAATCTAAGTTATCAAATAACCATTCTACTGCTGTCTGTTTCATTTCTATTCAAATTAAGTCCTAATTTTTACCACATATCACTTAATGAAATGTTACTTCTCAATAGCTTTGAGGATCTTATCAGCTGTGTCCAGTCTCAGGGATGAGGCCCCTAATAGGAAGCCTCTAATCCGGGAGCTCGTCATACCTAACCGGTGAGCGAAGGCTGTGATGCCCTCGCCCGAATGATCAAGATGATGCTGTATCTGTTTACGGGTGTATTCTGTTAATGTTTGTCTTTGATTCATAATCCGAACAAATGAATATATTTTAACTTCTCTTCCTTTGGCATCCATCGGAGCTGATCTTTCTGATAAGTATATTCCTTAGAGGAACCAGGATAGACTACATCAGCCTGAAACCTATTCGACCATACCTCTTTGACTACCTTTCCCGATGTGATCACCGTATATAGTGTGATATAATCAACCTCAGTAATCTGAGGCTGATGACAATGCACATAGTTCTCTGCGTTCACCTCTGCATCTCGCAGGTGTAGGAACAGTTCTGAGTTGTAGCCCATATCAGAATGGATCGTTTTCTCCATCACCAGTGAATAGCTCATCTGCTATCGGTGGAATGGCGTTATTCAATGTATCAACTGCCTGTGCTACAGATGTGCGTTCCTCCAATCTATGCTTCAGGGCTGCGTGTAGCTTATCATAGGCTGCATCAGCTTGTGCTGCTTCTTCATCGGAAGTAACTCCATCGAAGCGGAACACTGGCACAGTGTAAGTGACACGGCCCTTCTTTCGAGTATCAACC